GTCCATCAAAAGCGTGACAACTTCAAGTCAGTCAGACTAGAAATGGCTTTACTTGGTGGTTGTAAATTTAGTGTCGTTGGTGAAAACACCGGACCCAATCCACGCAAGCATAAATCTAGTGGTGCACCCAATCTAATCCATAGTCTTGATGCCTCACTTCTCCACTTCTCTTTTCAAAGATTCGATGCTCCCTTTAGTGTTATCCACGACAGTGTATTGTGTCGCGCAACTGACATGGGATTACTCTCATGCCTTGTCCGCGAAACGTATATGCATCTCTTTGCCGAACACGACTACCTCAACGATTTTGCTCAACAGATAGGAGCAGAAACTGAACCACCGATCATCGGAGATCTAGAACCTAGCTCCGTGATTGACTCCACTTATTTCTTTTGTTAAATGACCCGTACTATCCACAAGACTGAACAACCTGTTGTCCTTGAGGGCTATCAGGCTGTGATGAAACCATCCAAGTTTGGCTATAGTTTGTCTGCTATTATTGACAGCACTATGGCTGATGCATTGGATGTTGACCGCGCCCAAGCTATTGAATGGGCTGTCTCCAAGTTGAAGAATCCTAAGCGTTCACTGTGTAAACCTGAACCATGGGAAGAAGTAACTGAAGGACAGTTCAAAATTAAATTCAGTTGGAATGAAGAGAATCGCCCTGCTGTTGTCGATACTGAAGGTACGGTTCTTACTGATGAGAATCTACCTGTTTATTCCGGCAGTCGTGTTAAGCTTGCTTTTTATCAAAAGCCTTATATCCTCAAGGACGGGGTTACATATGGCACCAGTCTTAAACTGATTGGTGTACAGATTGTCGCTCTTGGTAACCAAGCTGGCGTCGATACTGGCGACATGCCAACTGATGATGTTGCTGCATTGTTTGGTAAGACTGAAGGCTTCAAAGCATCAGCACCAAACGTTACGACAACTGTCGAAGAAGAGGATGACTTTTAATGGCTTTCCGTTCCAAGCTTGAAGAGAAAGTCGCTGATTTACTTGTCGAGCTTGGAGTTAGCTATGAATACGAATCAACCAAAGTCCCATACCATATTCAGTACACTTATTGCCCTGATTTTATTCTACCCAATGGTGTGTATCTTGAATGTAAAGGTTACTGGGATGCTGATGATCGGAGAAAGATTAAGGCAGTTAAAACGCTCAATCCTGAAATAGATCTACGCATGGTATTCCAAGCACCGTTCAATACAATCAGCAAAAAATCAAAGACCACCTACGCACAATGGTGCGACAAACATGATATCCCATGGACCTCATTCCATAACATCCCACTCCAATGGCTCATCTGAATTCATGCACCACACCGCCTGTAATAACTGCGGGTCTAGTGATGGTAACAGTGTCTATTCAGATGGTCATGAGTATTGTTTCGTTTGCCATCACTACATCAACGGTGATGGCGAACCTTTTGTTCACACTCATAACAAAGTGCAAATACTAGGTTCAGCTGAGAAGCTGCAAAAGCGTAAGTTATCTGAAAAGACTTGCCAAAAGTATAAAATCTACCGTGATGGTAACAAGCTACGCTTCTACTATCATGACTTATCTGGTGTCGTAGTTGGCGCCAAAGTAAAAACCAAAGACAAACAATTCACCTATGAAGGAGACACACCAGGAACCTTCTTTGGACAGCATCTCTTCGCCAGCAGTGGGAAGCGTGTCGTTATCACAGAAGGTGAGCTTGACGCAGCTAGCTGTTACGAAGCTATGCCAAACTGGCAAATGGTCAGCCTACCCTCGGGGGCAGCATCTGCCAAGAAAGCTATCCAGAAGCAGTTGGAGTGGCTACAGGGCTATGCTGAGATTGTCTTGTTCTTCGACAATGACGAGGCAGGGCGTAAGGCAACGGCGGAAGCGGCAAGCGTCCTACCACCTGGCAAGTGCAAGATCGCTAACCTTACGGGTGATTACAAAGATGCGTCAGACGCCCTCTCTGCCGGTGACTCTGAGGCAGTTCGTAAGGCTATATGGGACGCGAGACCTTACCGTCCAGATGGGATCATCGACGGTAAAACCCTCTTAGAACTTGTAACTACACCATCACCACCATCAGACCATGACTATCCATTTCAAGGACTACAATCAAAGCTTCACGGGATTCGGTACGGAGAGCTTGTCACAATTACTGCAGGATCGGGCATCGGGAAGTCATCCTTCACTCGAGACTTGGCAACTAAGCTGTTATGTGACGGAGAACGGGTTGGATACTTGGCACTTGAAGAGTCAAACCGCCGCACTGCTCTCGGACTAATGTCCGCTGCTGTCGGTAAATCACTACACCTTGGGGAACATGACCGACCAACGCTCACCAAAGCTTACGAAGATACTCTCGCAAAATGGGATTTGTATCTTTTTGATGGCTTTGGCAGCTTTGACCCTGATATTATTTACAACCGCATCGAATATCTCGCCTCCGGGTTGGACACAAAAGTCATCTTCCTCGACCACCTCTCGATTCTTTTGTCGGGATTAGATGGTGACGAGCGGCGCATGATTGACACTACAATGACACGCTTACGTTCACTTGTTGAGCGTACAGGCATAGCACTATTCCTTGTCTCACACCTTAAACGTACATCATCTGATCAAAACCATGAAGAGGGAGCGCGAGTTACACTTGGACAATTGCGTGGAAGTGCAGCAATTGCACAACTATCTGACGCTGTTATTGGACTTGAACGTGACCAGCAGAGCGGATCTAAATCAGCTACTACAACTGTTAGAGTCCTCAAGAATCGCTATAGCGGGGAAACTGGCGTCGCCTGCGAACTAAGTTATGACCTATCCACCTGTAAATTCAATGAAACTCAATACGAACCAGAATTCGACGCAACCACAGACTTCTGAATTGAAAAGACCTAACCCACCTACACCTGAAGCAATCAAGCGTGCCAAGTTTGTCGATAAGACGTACATTTGGCATGGACGCTGATGTTAATCTTTGACATTGAAACAAACGGACTACTGTACAATGTTACCACCATCCACTGCCTTGTTATCTATGACACAGAGACAGATCAGACGTTGGTCTTCAACGATCAATCGTTTGAAAGAGCTGGTGACAAACCCGCGCCGCAGCCAATTGTTCGAGGGGTTCAACTTCTCGAAGATGCTGATCTTGTTGCTGGTCATAACATTATTGGGTATGATTTGCCTGTTCTTCGGAAGCTCTATGGCTGGTTTGGACGTACTGGTGATTGCCTGGATACTCTTCTGCTCAGCCGTCTATATCACCCGAACTTGATGGAGATTGACAAGCAGAATAAGTGGGCAGACATGCCACTGAAACTGTATGGTTCACATTCACTAGAAGCTTATGGCTATCGCCTCAAAGAAAATAAAGGTAACTTTGCAAAAGAGACTGATTGGTCTGACTGGTGTCAAGACATGGAGGACTATTGTATTCAAGACGTTAAAGTAACCACCAAATTATGCGACCACTTCCGCCCATACCTGAATGGATCACGTTAGAACATGAAGCACAGCGAATCCTTACCGAACAAGAGCTACATGGATGGTACTTTGATGAAAGAGCTGCATGGGAGCTTGCATCGTCTCTCCAAGGAGAGCTTGAAGAAGCTCACCAAATACTACAGCAGTGGCATCCTTTCGTCGCAGGACCAGAGCAAACTCCTAAGCGAAATAACAAGACACAAGGCTATGTGCAAGGAGCAACCTTCACAAAGCTTAAGTCATTTAACCCTACTTCAAGAGATCACGTAGCATGGATTCTTACGACATTTTATGGATGGAAACCCACCCAGCTGACTGCCACTGGGAAGCCTATTATCGACGAGATTATCCTGAAGGATATTGGGAGCGAATTCTCGCTGTTGATCGCGCGTTGCCTGGATATTACGAAGAAGTTGGGGATGATCTCAGAAGGCGTGAACGGATGGCTCAAGCTTGTTACGAATGCTAGAATCCACCACCACTGCTCCGTCGCGACCTCCACCTTCAGATGTGCCCATAGGAACCCAAACCTTGCACAGGTGCCAAGCGACAGCAGATTTAGAGCGCTTTTCTTACCAACTCCGGGTCAACTTATGGTCGGGGCTGATCTTG